GGACAAAGACTAAAATGGTTGAGAGGAATCCTAATCCGTATGGGTTGTTTAATACAACACCACAAAATCTAGCAAATTGTAACATCATAGTGTGTAAGCGTTGTTAAATCCCCAGATAACATAAAAGACAATACCACCTAAAATTATCATTGATGGTATTACTTTTATATCTTTTTTGTGTTTATCCATAAGTCTCGGAAATAAAAATCGATATTAGTTAATGTTCCTTCGGGATGATTATTTCCCGAATCTGCCCATTGATAACTGAAGTGCATCATCTCCATTGTGATATGACTTGTACCATACATTCTTGAAAATGCTGATAAAGCAAAGTTATATCGTTTTTTTAATTCGGGAGACCAATTCATTATAGTCTCTCAATTTACGTGAACAACACCAGTCATACCTGCGCCCTGATGGGGACCACAGAAGAAGTTATAGTCTCCTGCGTCAGCAAATACAACGTCTTGTGTTTCTCCTGGAGCAAACAGTAATGATTCTCTAGAGAGATCAGGACGTGCTTCTACAATAATATTGTGTGGTGGTAGTGCTTCGTTGATAAAGTGAACTGTGTCACCTGCCGAGATTGTGATCTCATTAGGTTCAAATACTAGGTTCCCACCAGAACCCATTACTACATCTACTGCCCATACTGGGGCAGCAAAAAATAACACAACCAGAATCGTAATTAAAGATTTCATTTCGCTACAGAATGTTGTTCTTTGTAAGTGTTGAGTTTTTGAATTAAATCGTTATACTCGTCCCACATGTATTCAGAACCCGTCTTCTCTTGGTAGAGTTGGCAAGCTTTGACTAAACGTGTGATGTCGCTGTCATTTAAACGCATTGTCATATCAGAACTCATAATATAATTATAGATTGTGTGAGTAAAATTGCTCTATTTTAATATACTTTTAACAAGTATGTCAGCAATTCCACTTACGTAGCGATTTGTTGATTCTGCTGTCCTTATCGTTAGCAGTTTTTTTGCTGGTTAGTTTCTTTTTCATGCCCTTCATTCGAGCGCAGAACGATGCCCTGCGGGGGTTTCCAACCTTTTTGCTTGGTGCCTTAAGGTCAGATCCTGGATTTTCCTTCTCATAAGATCTTCGTCCCTTTTCATTGAGACCTCCTTCTTTGTTTTTGCCTGCTTTTTTTGTCCAGGCTGCTTCTGTGGTGAGTTCAAAACTTTCTTTGGCAGTCCTCGCCGCCTTTTGAAAAGCATCCTTAGCGGGGTAGTCCTTACTACCTGACTTCGCTGGTGCTTCTCCTCGTTTTCGCTTTGCGTGGATATTTGCGTAGAGACCGCGCTTTGCTTCACAGAGTTCTTTTAATTCTTTATAATCTCTCATGACAACCGACGAGGGTGTACGAGATTATTTAGCGTTTACCCCCACTCATATCCTTAAGCATCTTCTGAAGCTCTGCTGTAGATCCTACAAACATAGCATTGTTGGTAATTTTAGATGGTCCTTTCTTATCCTCGTCAAGATCCTTCATCTTCTTATGAAGATCAGCAAGTTTGTCTGTCATGTCTGCGACGTGCTTCATTGCCGCTACAGCGACTTCATACGCTCTAGGGTGCCCTGACTCCTGAGCGACCTCTAACGCCCCGTTGACCGCCTCCTGACCCTTGTCTATGAGGGAGTACAATTCAGTACGTGTATATCTGTAATCTTTTTCACGATCTTCAGCATCAACCTTAGGTGGTTGTGGTTTAGATGGTTTGGATTCCTCAACAGGTTCAGCACTAATGTTGAGGATTTCCTCCATGTTATCTTCTAGGTTACTCATAAGAATTGAATCCCTTCATTAAATCCAAAGTCATCACCAGCATCAACTAAGGCATCATCGTTTACATCGATAACTCCATCAGTATTGATATCTGTAATTGCTTTTGGTGTATATGTTCTTGTAATTGTTCTACGACCGACATCAAGATCGCCCAAAGTTTCATGGATAATTGCTTTCTTGATGACATCCGCAGTGTTGTATGGACCATACAGATACGATTTCATTGTAAACTGTAGTGTATAAGCAATATATCTACGCTCTAGAAAACTATCATCCCACTCATCTTCTCCACTGATACCATTTAATATGATAGCAATATCACGTTTCTCATTCATGTCTGGTATCATGTTAAGAGTGATACTAAAAGATGGTTGAAAATATGGCAGAATTTGCTCTACAATCTGTAAAGCATCATCTTGAGATTTGGCAATAACTCCTAGTTCAAAATTTATATTATAAGGAACAGGAACATATTGAACTCTAACTTCACCACCATTACCATCAATGATAGTTTTGTATTTTTGAATTGGTGATGTCTTACGGGAAGAATCGTAATCAATTCCTGTCATCTCAAAGTAAATACGTGGCAAAGTAATTGCCACTTTACTGCTGCTAGCATTCTCTCCAATACGAACCAAGAACTTTTGTTTTGGTCCATAGGCAAGAGGAACTTTAATTTCCTCTAAAACTTCTCCTGTCTCAGGATCAGAACTCTTCATTGTGATATTATTGAAGAGTGTACCAAATGCAATAATGTTCTTGCGAACTATTTGGTTATAAAAATGTGATCCTAACATTAGATGCTATCCGTAAAGTTGCCAAATTCACCGAATGGATTACCTTCAGTCCAGTCGATAATCTCATCACCAGAATCTTCGATCTGTCTATTCTGATCGTAGTTGCTGTTGGTATTATTTAGAGTGTCGAATGTCTCAGGACTCCACTTGGCACCTGAAGTTATACCAGTAATTACTTCAGCAGTAGTAAAGGTTCCTGTTCTATTGTAGACTTGGAGAGCTCTGGTTGCGCTATCCCAGGACTTAACTTCTGCTCTGTTATCTTTGGGTGAGTAATCAATTGTGATAGTAGGCGCAGAACTATAACCGCTCCCGCCACTGGTGATAGCAATGCCGTTAACAATGCCAGTAGAGCTAACCGTTGTAGTAGCAGTTGCACCTGTTCCACCTCCTCCAGAAATAGTTACGGATGGTGGTGTAGCAACTTTATAATGTGCTCCACCATCTGAAATTGTAATACCTGAAACAGCATCGCCTGTAATAGCAGATGTTGCTTTTGCTAAGAACTCATCACCAACAATCTCTTCTCCAACTATAAAGTCTCCAGAACCACCAGGGTCCATGAATAGTTTAATTGCTGGATCAAATAGTTCTTCCACATCATCAATCTCTTCAACGCCTGTCTCGAACGAATCACTACCAACCTCATAGATCTCAGCAGTGATAGCATAGAATTGGATCTTACCAAACTGGAAGAATGGTTCTTCCTTACCAACAAATTTAATCTCGTAGATATCTTTTGTTAGTGGGAAGTAGAGTAGATCTCCCTCGTTAGGTCTACTCTCAACAGTAATAGTAGGATTATGATCTGCTACTTCTTCGTCCCATCTTCTAGTAGATACTCGGAAGATAATCTCATCAGTAATCCTTAAACCAAACTTGGAGATAAACTCAGCGTTGTCTCCAAATCCCATGACGTTTTGAAGCAACATCTCAATTTGAAAATGTTCTTGATACTTAGAGTATCTAACTTCATTAAGAGTGTTATCTTTTAGAGCTACTCTAGGAATATAGTATATGTCTGTTCCGAACAGTTTGATTTGTTCGTCCACAAGATCCTGTGCGAGACCTTGCTCGCCGCTATGACCTGCGTAGTAAGTTGGAAAATAGGGACTAGTAGGCATCTTATCCGATCATATCCATAGGTGGAATGGCGTACTTACTGAGAACTTCGCTTTCGATTTTCTCAATCTCGCCTAATGCGTCTGTATACAATTCTCTACCATTAAGCGTGATACCGCCAGGTAGTTGAACGTTGTTATATTTAATCAAGTTTTGACCCCACTGTCTCTTCATAAGAGCAGTAGCATATTTCTTGACAAACATATCATTATTCATCTCTGTAGCATCTGTAGGATCAATCATCCTATGTGCCTCAATTACAAGATAGGTATCTTCTTTGAGGAATGCTTTATTGATGTCAAGATATAAACGATCACGACGCTGTGTATATCTGAACTGTTGGAACGAACCATTATTCAGAATCATATCTAGAGTTTCTAGATACTGTTTATTCATGAAGTAGTTGACAATATCAAGAGATCCAAATGCATATAGAT